ATGCGAGGTCCGCGGAGGTTTGTCCTGCGGTATCCTTGGCCGACCTGGGTTTGGTCGTATGGTGGACGGCGACGAGGACGGCCCCAGATTCGGAAAGGATGGTATCGACGCCTTGCCGAAAGAAATTGGTAACCTCCTGTTGATCGGTTACCTGGATACCGGCAAACGCCATAAGGGGGTCGCAAACCACGACGTCCGCGGCGTGGAGCTTTACTAAGCGCCGCATTTCGTCGAGGAAATCGGGGCCGGTTACTCCCTTAAGGCGGTATATATGCAGATTATCGCGGAGGGTCTGGATTTCTGGAGGGTGGAGCATTAACCCCTCGGTAATGTCGATTAGGGCCTCCCCGACGTCCCCAAAATCATTCTCGTTTTGCAGAAAAACGACCCGTAAAGGGCGTTTTGCCTCGATCCCGAAAAACCCGCCTTGGCGCTTAGTCGCCAGGGTAATCATTAACTGAAGGGTAAAGCTGGATTTGCCGACGCCAGATTGGGAAACAAGGAGGAGGGAGCCGCCTTTACATAGCCAACGGTTACCGATTACCGAATTGGGGTCGTTTTTGCGGTCGAACGCCAAGAGGTCGTCGATAGGCATCGGGACCGCGGGAGATTTGGGGGCGTCCTGGCGGTTGGCGGCCTTGAATTGGCCCTCAGTAAAGGCGAGGATCGCTTCCGGGTCTGCTGCGGGGTCTGCGGCAATCTCGGCGGCCTTTTGGGCGGTTACCCGGATATGCCGGAGGGTTGCTAGGCGTCGGACCTCGTCTGCCCAGGCGGGGTTATAGGGGGTAGCGCCGACGCAGGACGCGGTATCCGAGACGTAATGGGCGTCGGTTATCGCTTTCATATCCCGCAACCGCATAGATACGGTTAGCTCGTCCGCGGTGATCGTTTCCGACTCTAGGGAGAGGATACTTGCGACGATCTCCTGGTGGCGTGGTTCGGTAAAATCGGAAGGGATTAACCCCTTGGGGAAAGGCAACCCGTCGCGGAGGACGGCGCCGATTAGGAACCGTTCCGCATCGGGCGATGCGATAAGATTAGGCATAGGTTGATTGGATTAGGCCGTCGGGCGGCGGCCTTGGTTATCGTTTAAGGTGGAGGCGTCGCATCGTCTCAATTTGAAAATGACGAGAGGCGCAGACTCCGGACAGGCCGCGACGGACGCGGTAAAACCTGGAGGGTACCTTATGGCGGTTCGCCATTTGCCAAACGGCTTGCGTCGAGACGTTAAGGGCCAATGCGATATCCTTTGCGGTCGCCCAACCCTTGGGAATCTTCTCGGTACCGGCGGCCAGGAATAGCTTATCGGCATCGGCCAGGGATTTGGAGGGAGGCAGGATTCGGTAAATATAGGATCGGCAGCACATTACCCCCGAGAATTGCCGGACGAGCTTTCGGTCCAGGAGGCCGCGGGTAAACATCGCCAAAGCCCGCGTCGAGGCCGAATGGCGCCAACGGAAACCATAATGTTTTTGGATATCGGGTATAGTTAGCCAACCCTTGGGGATCGGGTCGGTTGTCCCGCCGGTCGGGCGGCGTACGGCCTCGATTAGGCCGTTAATCGCCTTTGTTATTCTGGTGTTTTTTGTCATATTCTCGGACGATCTTATGAGCAAGGTCCTCGATCTCGTCTTTAGGACAATCCGATCCCTCGAACCAATCTCGCCAGAATTGGGCCTTTTCGACGATCATTCGGGCCAGCTTTAAGCCGGATTTTTCGAGGTTGGTCATATTCCGCACATTCCCTCGCATTCGGCCTGGAAATCGAAATTAAGTTGGCCCTTATCCTCGGCGCTATCGAAATTGACTTGGTCGAGGGGTTTGCAGGAGGTATGCAGGTAAACCTGGAATCGCATACCCCCGCGGTTGGCGTCCCACCTTTGGCGCAGCTCCTTATCGAATTCAACGGCCTTTCGGAAATGGACGGGGTCGTCGTTACGCAATCGACGCCATTCCTGGTCGGAATGAAAAGGACAGTAATAGCACGCGGACCGGGGCGGCTCCGGGTATCCGTTCGCTTTCATCCAGGCCATACAATCGGATCGGCGCATTTTCCTTTCGACCAAAGGCCAACGGTGCTGCGTCCAGGCGTTAGAGGGTTGTTTCATACGTTGCATTTCGTCGTACGAAATCCCAATCCATTGGGTAACGGTGATCTCCTTTTGCGATCTGGCGATCCCGCAGCGTTTCTTAATCTCCCGGATAATTGGTCCGACCTTATAATCCATCGTGCAAGCTCGGCCAATCGCCGCGACCCGTTCGCCGTGGTTAGAGATACCAAAAACGGGAATAATTCGCTTTAAGTAGGGGATACCGTCGCCGTATTTGCTTTTCTCCTTAATACGGACCTTAAGGGACTCCTCGGTAAGATCGCCCTTGGTAACGCGGATAACGGGAAACGGGAGCTGTTTTTCCAGCCAATCCAGCCAATTATATACGTTCGTCGGTTCGGCCTGGGTATCGGCGAAAACCGCAAAATCCGGCATCGGGCCGATTTCCCCGCGGGCGGCCATTAGCGCCAGGGTTGAGGATTGGACTCCGGCCCCAAGGTTGAGGACGTTCCATTTGGTTTTTAGTGAGGGAGGGTTAAAAGGGTCCATAAGATCGAGGTTATTTGTTGCGGATCGAGGGTTTTTTAGGCGTCCATACCTTAAGGTCCGTCTGCCAAATCCATTTCGCCGGGTTGGAGCTGATTTTATGGATTAGCCAAACCTTGTATTGATCCCCGTCAATCCACCCCGCGGCAAAGCCCGACCCCCACCGGCTGGTCCCTAGGCGCCCAGCAGCGTACGCCATTACGTCTTTTTGACATAGGCAACCCGCAGAAAATCCGGCGCCGCCCCCGTGTTTCTGGGTATTAACTTGCTCCAGGCGGTGGATATGACCGCAGACCATAGCGCCGCCTCGGTCCGAATAATGCTTTGCCTGGTCGTGGACCGCGTTAACCCCGTGGGCGTAACCGTGGACGAATGCGACCGGGCCGAGACGGAAAACGCCCTTTTCTGCGTGGTAAGGCAGGATTGTTTTGGCGCCAGCTTTGCGGGCCGTCCGGTTGATTGCGTCCTTAATATCCTGGCAATAATCGCGGTAGATCGCCGAACCCGACGTCGCAATCATATGGTCCAACCTATGTTCGTGGTTACCCCAAAGGTAAACCGAACCAGGGCGCAGGAACCGGCGCAGGAAATCCATTCCGGCCTCGATATCGGCCTTAAGGGATTCCGCGGATTCGGCATCGGCAGACCCGACCCCTCGACGTAAGGATCGGAAATCGAATACGTCGCCCAGGCAGATACGAATATCCCCAGGACGGAGGTAATCGTCGCAAAATGCGTATAAAGCTTCTAGGGCCTCCGGGTCCGCGTGGTCCCCGTGGACGTCGCCAGCTGCGACGAATCGTATTGTTTTACTCATTTTCGGGGGGGAATAGGTTGTAAGGCCGGGTCCCGGTCGTCCTGGGCGCTATCGACGTCTTACGGAAAGGGATTCCATAGCTTGCGACCTTTTCGACGGTCCAGCCGAACATATCCGCGGTATCCTTTAGGCCGATGCCCAGGCGATGCGCCTCCTTAAGTAAAGGCAGATCGAGGTAAGGGATTGTTTTCTCGACCCTGCATAGATGCATAGGGCGACCCTCCCCGGCGTCATTATGGGAACAGGCCGCCAGGAATTCGGCCCTCTCGACGGACAACCCCAAAAGGACGCGGCGCTCCTCGATATCGGCCTTATTGATCTCCTGGATAAGGCAGACCATTTCCTGGTTAAACTCCAAGGCGTCCGGCGAGCTGCTTACCCTCGGCATATACTTTATGTCCAGAATTAGGCCGAAATGCGTAAGAAAAATCGACGGGGACCTCTCTTACAATCTGTCCAATTGATACCCCCTCCTCCTCGTTTGCCGGGATAACCCCCGCGGTTTCGACCATTACCGTAATAATGCGCCAACCTAAACCGGCAAGGCGGGCCTGGGGGATTCGCAGCTCGTTAAGGTACCTAAAATCTGAGCAAAGGACCAAGGGGGGTTTACCCTCGTCGGCGCTTTCGATTTCAAACTCCATACAGGCGTTAACGAATAGATCGGCAAAAACGGAGGCATTTATGGACCTGGCACCGGCGCCAAGGGCGACCAGCATATCCCGATGCCTTACCTTAAACGTCTCGCATTTAAAATCGACGGTATTCTCGACGTATAAACCGACGTCCGAAAGGAAATTATTGCCCGCAAGCTTTAGGGAATCCGCAAAGTTTCGGCGCAGGATTCTATGCGATCCCGACGACCCCGCGATAATACCGTCGGCCAGGGTGTCTTTTCCGGCCCTTGCATACCCAGAAATTAAAACAAGGGTTGGCTGCCTCATTAGAAAGGGAGCGCCTCGTTAGAGGGTGATTCCGGGGGAGGGGTCGGTTTCTGGGAACCGCGTCCGAAAGATAGCTTGTATTTATGGTATTGGCCGTTCGGGGTAACCTCGACGGCGATCTCGGCGTACTTGCCGACGGCGGGCTTAAGGTATTCGATAAACTCCGCGGCCTTTGCGTCGGTTCGGATAAAATCCTTTTCCTCCATAAATTTGCCGGTGAGCTTGCCGACCAGGATCGCCAGGGCCTTGGGATACTTGGTTCCGTAGATCGTACGGAGGCAAGCGCCGTCGGCGGCCTTAAAGAAAAGGGCGGCCCAGATCGTACCGTCGGAATTCTCGCGGATTTGCTCGAATTTCGGAAGGGATAGCTTCAGACGGTAGACGCCGGATTGGGTAATCGTCTGGAGGGGAGGGAGGTCGTTTTGGGGTTCCATATGTTAGGTAGAAAGGTATTTGATTGCGGCGGCCAGGATAACGCCGCGGTAGGAGGTTATTAGGATAAACCCGATTACCTCGCCGACGAATTTGTCCATTAGGCGAAATTAATAGGGGTTGCGGCCTTGGTCGGTTCGGCGCCGATATCGATAACCTGGGGTTCGTCCGGGTAACCGGGCCAGGAATCGAAATTAATACCGGCCTGGTAAAGCTTAACCGCGGCCTCGAAATCGGCGACCGCGTAACACATTAGATTAGGCCCAATTTCGTAAAGGGCGGTCGCCCAAGGCGCAGATTTTTCGACCGCAAGGAACCGGAACCCCTTGGGGCGTTTGCCGGTCGCCAGCTCATAAACGGTCCGGTAAAAATGCGATTGGAGGGGGTATTTATAGGATCGGCAGCTTGCCAAGAAATCCCTGGGGGCCGCCGATTCGCAGCTTTTGACGTCGTATAGATACCCGTCGTCCCCCACCGCGTCGATTGCCGATTTGAGAGGAACCCCGCAATAATCTACTTGGTACATCGTTTCCGTTTCGACGAACGTAATACCAAGGCGGTTAAGCGCCTGGACCGCAGATAGGGCGACATTGGTAACCAAGGAGAATTCGTCCGGGGAGAGTACGGTCCGATCACCGGCGGCGGCCAAGAATGCCTCGGCTGCCTCCTTACCGGCCTTGGTCCTCTTATCCACGTCTAGGCCGCAGATATAGCGGGAGGAAAAGGTTTCGGGTTCCAAAATGGCCGCGTGGATTGCGGAACCGATGCGGAGGGCCTTAGTTTCCTCGGACGGTTCGGCCAGGTATTGTTTAAAATGAAGGGGGGAAACCAATAGCTTTTTGCTGCCGCTATAATTTAAAGCGACCGTTGCGTCGTATTCGGCGCGGGTTTTGATCTTGGTAGGCATAGGAAAGGGGAGGGAGGGTCCTGGGTTGGAAAGGATAAACCAACAGGCGCCTTGCGGTTGGCCCGGACCCAAAGGGGTTAGATTGATTGGCCGTCGGTATCGGGGCGGGATTCCTCAGTAGCGGATTCGATTGCGTCGAGGCTGGCCGAGAGGGTTTCCATATGGCCCTCGATACGGTTAAGGGTACCGCGGAGGACGCGGATCGAGGCGTAAATGCGACGGGCGCGGGCCGCCAGGGGTTCGATATCGTAATCGGATTTAATGGTATCCGGGTCGAGGGCGTTAACGGCGCGGAGGGCGGCCTGGATATCGGTAAGCAAATGGCGGGCGTCGTCGCCGACGATCTCAGTTTCGCATTCGTATTCCAGGGAGTCGAGGGTGTCCTTTATGCCGGACAGGTGGCGCCGGATTGCGTCCTTATTGGTCATACGCGGGTATGGGTAGAGGGTTACGGCCTTACCTCGACGATTCCAAAATCTAAATTACGGACGAAATAACGGACGTTTGACCGGGCCAGGGTGTTAAGGATCGAGCGCCGCCAATCGACGAACGCCAGCTCGTACTCCTTGGGGTTACGTTCCGCGATCTCGCAATACGGGATTTGGTCCAGGAGGATAAAGAGGGCGCAGGGTTGGGGGACCTGGGCAGCCCGTTTGATTATGGCCCCAGGGATTGGGGGTTGAGGACGGAGGGGTTTCATTCGGCGACGCCGGTAGGTCGGAAACGGTAAACCGCGTCCTTTGTACCCATACGGGCGTAAAACTCAATATGGGTACCGGCGGCCCGGATGCCTTTCTTAAGGGTTTTCCAAAGCTCCTCGTTAAAGGAATCCCGATCCCAGACGACGAATTCCGGGTTTTCGACCCGCCCGTCGATCACCAGGATAAGGGCGTAACATCGGTTCGGCATTTTCGCCAACATAGCTTGCATAGCTATCGGCGCCTTGGCGGGGGTTAGTCTCAAGGCAGCTTCCCCTCCTTAAGTTTAAGGGTTCGGTCGTGGTAATACCAACCCGACCCAGGGACGTAAGCCCGGACGGTAGCGTTAAGATCGTCGCCGATAACGCGGACGACGACGGTTACGTCCTCGGTTTCGAGATCGTGGTCGAAAGGGCGTTGGCCCTTAAGGTCCTCGACGACGTTAACGATTAGGTTGTCGGCCCAGGCGTTAAACCCTAGGCGCTGGATTTGATTCAGATCGGGGTCTTTCATACGTCGTTACCCTTTATGCCGTCGCGGGTTTCCGTCCATTCAATAATCGCATCGTTACGCTCCTCGGGGGAAACGGCGTTACGATGCCGGAGGCAATACCAAAGGCCGTCGCCAGCTTCCCGGAGGGCGGCGATCATATGTCGCTGCGCCTCGACCTCGGCCTTGAGGGCGTTGATAAGGTCGGCGCTCATACGCGGCCCCCGTTTCCGATAACAACCCAATCCGGACCGCCCTCTTTCTTAATGCGTTCGACCTCGGCGATTAGGCGTTTGTTTTCCTGCTTAAGGCGTTCGATCCTCATTTGGTAGGCGTTAAGCTTTCGGGCGATCTCGACGGTTGCCTCCTCGACGGTGCAACCAATCCGGTTTCCGTTTTCGTAAACGAAATTACCAAGCGCCTGGTATCTGCTCATCCTCGGCCCCCATTCCTCCAGGCGTTGGTCGGTTTGGCCGTCGCGGGCTTAAGGGGGAGGCCGCAACGTCGGGCGGCGTGGTATACCGAATTCGTCCGGACGCCCATCGCCTGGGCGGCCTTACGGGCGATAATGTTTTGTTCGTACGCCATATAGGCGGCGGCCTTGGCGGCTCCGTGGGGGGCGCGGTTACTCATTTGATTGCCTTAAGGAATTGGGGTTTATTGCCCAAGATCATATCGACCTTGTCCTTGGGAAGCTCGGCGAGGTCCTGGGCGGTTTCCGGCAGCCATTTCTTGGCGACCAGGTACGAATGCGCCCTCTCGGCCTCGACCGCGGTAAGGAAAGAATACCAGGGGGCGTTAGGAGCTGCGGGGGCGGCCTTGGGTTGTTTCGACGCGGAGGCGCCGTCGTCGTCCAGGTCCGTACTTACGCAACAGGCGGTTTGTATGCTTTGGCGCCGGACATAAGTTAGTCCGGAACCGATCTGCTGCGGGGTAAGCCCGTCGGCCTTAAACATAAGCTTACCGGCGTCGAATACCGACCCGTCGATATGCAGAAAATGGGTATGGACCCCGACGCGGCCCTCCTCGGATACCAGGACCTGGCGCAAGGCGAACCCGTGGCGATGCAGGATCGGTTTGATTGCGTCCAGGAGGACGTCGAGCGAAACGTACCGGGCGGTAAAGTTTGCCTTAACCGTCTTATTGGCGGCGACGTTTTGGAGGTCGCGGATTGCGTTGACCAGGGCCGAGGCGGCGCTGGATTGGGGGTTATTGTTATCGGGTTGCATAGGAAATTAGATCAAACGCCTTGCGGCCAGGTGGTAGATAAGGAGGGCGTCGGCGTTCCAAAGGGTTACCGGATGATCGGGGAACAGCTCCTCGGCCTTTTGCTTTAGGCGGTTTTTAAAGGAGTTTTTGGATTCCCCGTAATCCTTTTTAATCCCGATCTTGGATTGCCAGGTTTGCGGGGCGACGAGGTTAACTTTCCAACCGATCACCAGGCCGGAGTAACGAATCCCGCCGATTTGCTCGAAAAGCTTTCCAATGGTATCGGACGAAACCGGCCCCCAACCGCCTTTCGACGGGTTTTCCAAATGCAGCTCAATCAAGGACGATTTGATTGCGAGGGATCGGATTAGGTCGGCGATATCGGACGCGGTAGGCGGCATCTTGGCGACGTGGACCCGGCCAGATTCAGACCAAACAAAAGCGCCATTAACCCCAGGGTCCACCGCGATAAGGATAGGGTCGTCGATTTGCGTCGGTCCTTTGGGCATTAAGGGAAACCTCGGGCTGCTAACGTCGCCTTGCAAAATATAAATTACTTACCCGGAGGCCGTAATCGTTAGGACGAAACCCTCGGTTTCTGGCGCCTTGAAACCCGAGATTCCAGACGGTCGCAAGCTGGGCCGGGGTAGGGGAAGGGACGCCATAGCGGGCGAACCGATCCCGACAGACGCGGAGGAATGCCGAGGCGATCTTATCCTGGGCCTTGGGATTACCCCATTCCGACCGAGGTATCGTCGGTTTGTTATTATGGCGCAGCCAATCATTCGCCTCGGCCCAGGCCCGTTCCCCCATTTGGTATTTGCCAAGGGAACGCCCCCGGTCGCCGACCGCATAAGGATCGTTTCCGGTTTCGACCAAGGCGACGGCCTCCAGGAGCTTGGCGTCCTCGGAGGCCCGCGACCAGGCAGCAAAGGCCGAGAGGATGATCGTAAGGAGGCGGCGCATTATTTTTCGACGGGTCGGGGGACAACCGAGAAGGATTGGAGACGGTTATTAAATCGGTAGGTATACATTAGCCCGACCCAACCGCCCGCTGCGACATAGGGGGAGAATTCGACCGAGGTCGCCCCGGCCTCCTCCATTTCCTTTTTGTAATCCTTACAGATCGACCTTGCCAAGGGTAGGCCCGCCTTGGGCGATATGATATCGCCGGTAAGGACGCGGTAATTTACGCAGACAAAGGCGTAACAAAGTTTCGCCAGGACCTTGGTTACGGCCCCCTCGTCGCGGTCGAAAAGGTCGGGCTGAATCATTATTCTGGGGGGCGTCGGTTGACGATCTCGGACAGGCGTTCGATACCGTCGTTAAGCTCCTCGATACGTTTGTCCTGGCGACGGATAATACGGGCGTCTAG